TGCTCCGTTTGTAAAGAACCTGATAGTATCATCTGCAAGAAACCCAAAATAAGTATTTGTGTCACCTTTATGCATAATCCAGTCATCTAGATGAATACGATTCATTACAGAAGTATCACCGCCATGGAAATAATATGCGGTATCATTGGAATCATAAACGATTGGCGCATAAACAGAATCTCTGAAGTCTGCAGAGTTATTATCAATATTCAGTCTTTGTGTTCCGTTTGTGAACACTCTAAACGTATCGTTAACTTGGAAACCAAAATAAGTGTTGACATCTCCACGATGTCTGATATAATCATCAATGTCGATCTGCGACATTTGAGACGTATTGCCAGGCTCTGTATAATAGTTTGCATTATCTGAGTCGATGAAACGTGACCCAGTAATAGTACCAGTACCTGTAAGATTCTTGTCATTGCGAATACGAATAAAGTTCGTATCGTTCATGTAGAAACCACCACCAGAACTAAATCCTAACTCATCAGTTCTGAGGAATGATGCAGTACCACGTCCAATAATCAAACCATCGTTAGCGCCATTTAGATACAAAGATCCGTTGACATGCATTCTTGCGTTTGACATTGCGGTAGTGACTGGAGTGTTATCTCCACCATCTGTATAAGAAGCGGTTTGAGATCCTACAACAATATTACCATCAAAATTAACTGAAAATAGGTTTGTGCCGCCATCATCCCACCACAACATTGCTTGAGTGTTGTTTTGTGGAATAATATTCAGATTACCAAAGGCATCTCCAGCAAAGTATGTTGAATTTGCACCTTCGTTGGCGAAATGAATGAATCGATTACCTGCCGAGTATGGATTATTTCCTGCACCAATCTTGTTTAGGCCCAAGAGCGCTGGGTTGCCTGTTCCAGTACCACCAGAAATTTGTATAGTTGGTGGGCTACCAGAAGAAATCGCACTTGTTGGAGCGATAGTAATGCCACCACCAGTTGTGTCATCCATGCGGTTAAAGTCTGATACTGCGCCAGCTTGAATTGCACCTTGAATGGCAAGAGATGCAACCCCACCACTACCTGTCTGTGTAGCATCCAAATCTAACCAATAACTTGTATCAGTTTCACCGTAGTAAATTTGTGCACCAACTTCTTGTTTAAAAGTTGTTTTTGTATTACGTATTTCGATTTTTGATTGATTGGATCCTGCATACACATCAATTTGATTTGCATCTGGAAATCCTAGTTTCGTATCTGGATCACCATTATGGAACAACCAAGTATCAATGCCGATTGTATTTGCAACAGTTGTCTTATCACCATCAAAGTAATAGGTGTCATCATCATTATCAACAAAACGACCAGAACGAATGTCCTGATCTGCAGTGATATTATTTGCAGAGATGTCGCCAATGATTGCACTGTTTGCATTGACAAAGAAGAATGTTGCATTATTTGCAGTCAGATCATTTGTAATCGTCGCATTATTTGCGGTTAAATCACCTGTAATCTCCGCATTTCTACCTGCAGTAATATCTCTTGTTGCAATAACATCTTGACCTGCAGTCACATCTAGAGCAGCGTCAACGTTACCTGTAACTGCTGTAACATCTGTTTGGAAAATACCTTGACCACTTTGAGAAACGATATCGCCATTAAGTGCAGTGATATTATTATTTGCGGTAATATCGTCTCCTGCAGTAATGTCTCCCACAAGAGCTTCGATATTACCATTTGTTGCAGTAATGTTGGTGTTTGCAAAAATATTATCATATGCAGTGATATCGCCTTCTGAAATAATGTTACCTTGTACTTCATTATTCCCTGCAACAATCCAGTCCTCGTCTGAATTTAAATATGCACCGTAGTTAAGATTTGCTTTTAAGAAACCTATTTCACCTGCATTTGAATAAAGAGTCGAATTTAAACCTGTGCCATTGAAGAAGATTTGTGCTGGTGCGTTATTGTCACCGACAGTGATATCTCCATCAACTTGAAGATCGTTTGAAATGTCAATTCCTTGACTAGTTGCACGAAGTTGTTCCGTATTATTATAAAGAATTTGTCCATAACCCGCTGAACCATCTTTAACAGATTTTAGTCCAGTGTAACTATCACCGAACCCTGCAGTGATATTAACATTAGAGGATCCGCTACCTGGCGCACGTAAGGTTAAATCATTCGTGTTTGTAGATCTAATTTCATCTGCTTCAAAGGAGTATGTTCCTACTGACCACCAATCAGATGCTTCATTCCAAATTAAAGAAACATTATCAGATGTACCACGTACAATTTCAATACCAGAATTTTCTGTCGGCGCACCTGTAACATTACTATTCAACTGTAGAATATTATCTGCAATAGTTACGACTTCTGAATTGATAGATGTGGTAACACCCTGTACAGTCAAGTTACCTGTGATGATATATGAACCATCCATCGTGTCGTCTTCATCAGAACGCACGAACTGTGTGGAATCGATGCCGTCTAGTGTTGCAGCGTCGAAAGAACCACCTTGACTTGACTGGTCATCTGTGGTAATAATACGACGACCTTCGATGTTTGTTGTTGACAAACCAGTGAAAGATGTGTTACCATTTGTAAAAGATAGTACTTCGTTCCCTGCACGTTTGAGAATGAGTTCACCATTCCCTGCGCCACCTTGATGGAACTCAATACCACTACCAGCTGCCTGTGTTCCATTAAAGATACCAAAATCATTAGTATCAATGTTACGAACAGAAAGTGCACCAGAAGGGCCTTCAAATTCTATAATTGGGGAATCTACAGTTCCAGTGTCATTGATAACATGTAGGGTTGGATATGATGGAAAACTAGCGGTAAACTTTACCGCACCATTTGCTTGAAGTATACTTACGCCGTCATCAGCACCACCAGTACCAATTAAGACATCACCCTCTGTTTGAAGGCCATTTTTGACTATAAATTTTTTATCGTTTGCCATTCGGTTCACTCTCCCCAGAAGGCGGGTTTATTTTTCTATGATTTGATCAATGTTGCGAATACCTTAAACTGCGTACTTGATGAGGATGCAGGAGAACCATAAAGTCTTGCTTCACCAGCAACTAATGCCACATCATACGAAGATAGTTCAGTATTTGTCGTAACTTGACCATATTCTGTTGCGTAGATGTCAGACCCATTGTGTACGACTAACATTTTCGTTATATGTTTATTTATTCCTTCTGAAGCAGTCACAGTTATCTCTGCACTATCAAAATCTCCTTGCGTCCATGCAAAAAGAACAGAAGGTGATGTGGTTGTTGTTGTAACCGACTCTGAGAAGAATGCTGAATAGTCTTGAGAAATGACAGCTTGGACTTCCAAGTTGCCTGTCATTGTGTCACCAGTTTCGTTTACATAACGTGCATCTGCAGTTGGTTGATCAAGATACTGTCTGATTTCTTTAGTAAGACCAACAACATGTCCGAACTGATCTACTTCGATTGACCCGATAAACTCTGGATCGACTGAAGTATTTGCAAAGACAAGATTTGCCTGACTTGATGTATCTGTGTGAGATATTTCAACGTTTGCATTTATTGTGCCGCCGACAATATCTAATCCATCACCAACGCTGATTACAGTCTCAGAAGAAGTAAACATAGAACCGTTTGCGAGATTGATAAGATCAGTGAAACCGTTAACAAAACCATTTAGAGTAATGCGAGGATTACGATTGATTGTACCATCTACAACAAGGTTGCCATCTATGTCTACATTTTCTTCAAATACGCTGTTGCCAGTTACAGTATCACCTGTTATATTGAAGTACAAAGAGTCTAGTGCACCATTGTCAAGTTCTGTTTCTGTGTAATATCTACCGTCAAGATCTGTACTTGAAGTTGTTATTACATGACCGAACTGATCAAAGTCCATTCCAGTAATTACATTACCATCTGCAAGACTAGTATTTGCTATATCTGAGGTATTACTGTGAGTAAATGTGATAGAGGTATTTGTAAAATCATTTAAATTAAAACCACCACTACCATCAAGTCCATCTCCAGTATCGATTTCAACTCTGGCGTTTCCTATTTGACTTGAAGCGTTATTAGCAGCTTGTGAAAGTAGTTCACTTGCATGTAAACCATCTACTGTGTCTGAATCGAGACCAGATGTTGTTCCATCTACAGTTTTAATACCTTCTAAGATTTCTGTATTTGTAACAAGTACCTTCGTTCCATCAATTGTAAGAGTATCTGATATTGCAACATTTCCTGTTACATCAATATCCACAAGTGTACTTGGAGACAATACAGAGATTTGTTGGAAGATTACATTCGCTGCAAACTGATCTATTCTTGCAAGGAATTCTGATCCATCACCAGTCTGAATTGTAAGAGTGTTATTTGCAGATGTGTAAAGGAAGTCATCAACCCCTGCGACTGCAGTGTTTGACATTGCAGTGATACGACCATCAGCAGCTACTGTGATGATTGGGATCTGAGATGCAGTACCATAATCGCCCGCTGTGACACCAGAGTTTGCAATATCAGTTGTAAACTCTACTGTACCATTTGACGATGTTGCAGTACCAGTAACATCACCATTTAAAGTAACAGTTGTTTGCGTTTGAAGATGGAAAACAGAACCATCTCCAGTTTCAAGAGTAATCGTATTGTTTGCAGGTTCGTATGAGAAACTATCTACACCTGCAACAGCTGCAGTGTTCGCAAGAGTAATTCTACCGTCTTCATCAATAGTGATGACAGGGATTGCAGTAGGAGATCCGTATGACCCTGCAATCACGCCAGTGTTTGCAAGTTCAGTTGTAAGTGTCATCACTCCTGTGTTAGAAGTGGCAGTTCCTGTTACCTTACCATCAAGTGTTAGTTCTAAACCATCTTCTAAAAGATCAAGTTTTGCACCATCTGCTGCAACATCACGACCATCAATCAGTCCACTTACAATAATATTATTTGCAGTTATATCATTTGTTATTGTGATATTATCACCAAATGAAACGTTAGCACCAAAGTTATCAATTAAGGTATGGAATGACTGACCATCACCTGTTTCAGTAGTGAGTGTGTTGTTTGCAGAAGTGAATACCATGTCATCCACACCTGCAACTGCAGAAGTATTTGCAAGAGTGATGAGACCGTGTTCATCTACCGTTATAACTGGAATTTGAGATGGAGAACCATAAGAGCCTGGTGTGACACCAGTATTAGCAAGTTCAACGACACCATTTGCGACGACAAAGTCGGCATCGACAAATGCGGCGACACCTCTGTTATCATTTGATGCAAATTCTGTAGCGAGTTCTGCAGATATCGTAACAGTGTTATTAGATACGACTGTGTTAATACCCTCACCAGCGACAAAATTAATTGTTTCTCCAAGGTATACATTTTCGTCTGGATTAAATTGTTCTAAAACATTAATTACACCAGAACGGTTTGTGTCTGCACCATCAATATAATAGAATGTACCAACAGTATCTGGAACGAATGTAAGAGTTTCTCCACCAGTTGCAGGCGCATTTGTTACACCAGTTGCCTGATTTCCACTACCTGCAGTCTCTGCAGTTTTGATGTAAAGTTGAATAGTGTTTGCACCACTGACACTAAAGTTAATCGTATCACCGATATAAACTGTAAGTTCTGGTGGTGTAGGTGGGAATGAATAAGTTTCGTCACGAAGAGTACCACTTACTAACCAGTTTGCACTGTCAAACAAAGTTAAATTTGCAGTAACGAAACTTTCTGGAATTACTGGATTAGTTTCGCCTGTTATTTTAATGAATGGTTCAAATATTTGTTGATTTGTAATACCATCATCTTTTACTTTAACAACATCATTTTCGATAGTAAGTGTAGATTCATCAACGTTAACATCAACAGTAAACGTATTAGAAAGACTTACACCTTCTCCACCAAAAAGATTATCTTGAAGATATCCAAGCGTTACTGCATCATTTGGTTGTGATGCAGCTCCAATATTACGAAGTACACTACCACCTAGTTGTAGAACACCATTATTTGAAGAAAATCCAGTACTATTAAATTCTAGGTTATTTCCAACAGTAACGACACCTGAGACAGTCATGTCATTAATATTAGAAGTTCCAGCAGGGTTAATGATATAACTTGGATCTTGAGCATCAGCAAATGCACCAGCGATAAGAGATCCAGTGACCTCAAAGTTACCAGTTGAACGATTCGCCTTTGCAAAGAAATTTAAAGAGTTGTCTAGGAAACCAACCTCTCCATTAACTGCAGCGAGAATCGACCTATCTGCATTTGTTGGGCCGTCGATCATTTCAATTTGACACTGAGTATCACCGAAACCAAGAAGAAGGTTTCTCATTTGAGATGTTTCAAACGGATCTACATAGAACTCTGTGTTCGCAGAGTCTGCAAATCTTGCCGCAACTATAGTTCCTGTACCGTGAACTGTACCATCTAATCTATAGTAAATGTTATCTGTATTTGCAGTCGCAACATCCGCAACGTGTCCATATTGATCAAAGGACATGTTCTGAATAAGATTACCACCAAAGTTCGCAGTGTTTGCAACAGCAGATGTATCGTTGTGGTAAATTCTTGCAGTCGCCAGAGGAGTTGGTGCGTTGTTACCTGTTTGGCCATTATCAACAAGAATACCATCATTACCTGCAATTACACGTGAAACTGTATTCGCAACAAGATCGACTTCGAACAAGTCATCACCATCGTTGTGTGTAATTACAACACCGTTATGAAGACCTGCATTGAAACCATCTGTGAACATCAATCCAATGATGTCACGAGAAGTCTCTGTAAAGTCTGGAATAGCGTTCGCTTGAAGTTCTACTGGAATCTCTGTCGCAAAGTCAACACGTCCGTCTGGAGTGATACGAATACGAGGCGTAAATCCATCGTTACCATACATACCCGATTGGACGCCAGTATTTGCAACCGCCAGTTCCATCTCATTTGCAACTTCATCAACGCCTTTGAGTTCAAGGCCTTGACCAAGAGTAATCTGAGGATCTTCAAGAATTGCAAAGTTAGATGTGTTTGCACCATCGATAATTGTTAGTGTGGATGCAAAACCACCATTCTCCAAATAATTTAAAGTAACTGCATCTTGGGGGTTGACAGGGTCTGCAACTTGCGATATAATAGTATTGCCAACTAAAAGATTACCACTAGGTACTATTTCTAAATCAGTATCAGCGCCTGGTGTTGTAATCATACCATTCGCTTCGATAGTCAGTCTATTCGCATTCTGAGTGAAGAATTGAATCTGATCGTTATCTGCGTTTGGAGATGATTCCGCAACAATCTTTGTATCTTGGTCAACATCAATAACAGAGCCTGCAAGTCCAGACCAGATATTGCCATCATAACCTTCAAAACGTGAATCGGTTGTGTTGAACCTGATCATGCCTGGCGCTGGTGGAGATGGTCTCTGATAAGTTGCACCGTTTGGAAGTTTTATTGCACCAAGTTGATTAAAGTAAGAGACTTCCCCTGCACCAAGAATAGTATCAGAGTTGATAGTTAGTTGACCATCAATTACAGTATTACCATTATCATAGTCAACAGTAAATTTGTTCTGAGCGTGGCCAAAGGTAAGGTTACCAGTATTGGCGAGGTTTAATCTTAGTGTACCAGCAGTAAAGAATTCTAGTTCATCATTGTCTGCGCCAGAAGAAGATTCTGCACGAACAAATGTATCCTGATCAGCATCAACTGTTCCACCAAGTCCAGTCCATACATTACCATTATACGCCTCAAATCTTGAGTCCGTAATATTGTAACGAATCATACCTCGTTGTGGAGTGGTTCTTTGATCTGTTGTACCTGCAGGGATGACAAATCCACCAGTGGAGTCAATCGTAACAGTATTAGATGTAATGACAAGATCTTCAAGATCCAAAGAGGTGATAGACTCTAATGTGACATTTGAATTTAAAGCAAATTCTCTATCATCAATTAGTGTTAGGTCTTTACCTGCAGAGAGGTTACCACCACCAAAGAACTGTTGATATACAACATCGTCTTGGTCAATAACAAAGGTTTCTGCATCAACAACAGTTGCAACGAAACCCTTATCTCTGTTTGTTGTACCATCTGTAACAAATTCAAACGAGCCTGGCAACTCATTACTATCGTCTTCAAAAATATTTCTTTGAATTACCCAGTTGACAAATGCGTTACCAACTGTTAGAATATCATATGTACCGTTTTCTAATGGATTAGTTTGATCTTTTACAAGAAGACTATCTCCTTTAGACCAGATTACAACATCATCGATATTGAGTTGTGTGGCAGGATCCAGTGTGATTGTTGCACCATACGTGGTATTACCTGCGTTAAACGTACCACCAAGATCTGCAGTTGTTGCAGCCTTGACAGATTTAGAACGAGATACAATCTCTGCAACCGCATCAACATAACGTTTGTTAGCGCCATCGTTTGGTTCAATTGGATCTCCAACAAAGAGAAGACCTGTTTCCAATGCGAGGATTTCTAAATCTACATATTCTTTTGTCGTTGGTGCTGAATTAGATGTCGGTGTTGGGAGATCGACAACTTCATTACCACCAAAAGTAATAAAACCATTAGCGGCAACATCAAGAAGTAAATTTGATGGGGATGCAATTGTTGTGTTTGCAATCGTAAGATCACCAACACCAATCTCTGTCAATCCTGAAAGAATAGCTGTATTGTCGCTATTCTGAAGTACAAGATCACCAATCTGAATTGGATTGGCGGTAATTACTCCATTAGAATTTGTAAAGTTCTGAGAATCGAATGATAGAGTACTTAATAGATTTACGTGACCAAATTCATCAATACCAACGTTCTGAACGAACCCCAGTATATCGTTATTTGTACTAAGTTCTGAAGATGTGTTTGCGTGAGCAATAATAATATTAGAAGTTTCAAGGTTGCGAGTATTCGCATCCTCAGGCGTAATAATAAGACCATTTCCTGATACACCGAGCGTGGCAACGTATTCACCAACAGTATCCACACCTAACGTAACGGAATCTGGAGTGATTAAAGGCTTCTTTTCGCCTTCTAGAACCGTAGTAACGGATCTCTGGGGTGCGTCACCTACTACAACTTTAATCGCCATTTATTAGACCTCTGTAATTGTATCTACGATAAAAGCAAGTCCCTCAAGAATCTTAGACATCTCCCCAGATTGTTTTCGCATTAGTACATCATATTGGTATTTTCCTGGCTTTAGTGTTTGTGTTTGAGTATCTGTAAGAACTAACGTAATTTTAGATAACGCTGCATCTTTTTCGATTGTAAAACTTACTAATGGGTTTTCTGTAGAGTATACTTTTCTAATGTCAGCAAAGAAATCTAATACTGAAACTGCCAAAGGATCATCGTCGCCGTCGAACAAGTTCAAATCGACACGAAAGTCTGTACCTTTGTCTATGTAAATATTAGCTTGACTGGCCATTGTACGTTCTCTTTTTTTCTTTTATTTATAAATGAAAAGGACATGCATGATGTCCTTGTCACTGACCAATGTTACAAGGTCTTAAGTACCCCACAAAACAGTACCTGTTGAATCTTTAATCAACAAAGTTCTATTTGACGGATCTTGATGAGAACCAATAAGTGCACCCAGCGCAGTGATGTTACCATCAGCGGTAATATTTTCAAGATATAAAGCGTCAGCTGATGCCTGATAGAAGAAATTTTGTTCGCCACCAGTATTTGGGCCCAGAGTTGCGTAAATACTACGTTGACCAGAACCACCTGCAACAAATGGTACAAACATGTTAGTAGACTCTAAACCACTACCGTAAATGTTTTGAACATCAAGTGTCGCAGCTGCGTTGCCTGGCCCTTCATTACCTTGTAGACCTTGTAAACCATCAGCGCCTTGGAATCCTGTTGTTCCTTGCACACCTTGAATGCCTTGAAGGCCAGTTGCGCCTTGAGCGCCGAAAACACCGGCAACACCTTGAGCACCTGTATCGCCTGTCTGTCCTTGGATACCTTGTGCGCCTGCTGCTCCAGTTCCAGCTGGGCCTTGGAATCCGTAATCCCCCTGCACACCTTGAACACCCTGACTACCCGAACCAACTATCCCTTGAGGGCCTTCTGGGCCTAAATCACCCTGAACACCTTGGACACCTTGAGATCCACCACCCCCATCTGAGCCTTGGAAACCAAGATCACCTTGGAAACCTTGGAAACCACGTGTACCTTGAGTTCCACCGCCTCCCGCTGGGCCTTGGAAACCTTCACCATCTGGGCCTTGGAAACCACGTGGCCCTTGGACACCATCTACTCCAGAACCAGTAGGGCCTTGAAAACCATAAACACCTTGGTAACCTTGGAAACCTTGAGCACCTTGGGTTCCACCACCACCAACGATTGCTTCACCTTGTACGCCTCGTTCACCTTGTACACCTTGAGGGCCTTGGAAACCTGCTTGTCCAATACCGTCTGGCCCTTGAACACCTTGATATCCACGTGGGCCTTGTGCCGTAGAAGGTTGTCCTTCTGCACCTTGAAGACCCTGCACACCTTGCCAACCTTGAGTACCCTGTCCGCCAAATCCGCCAAATCCACCTTGTATACCTTGGACGCCTTGCGTACCTTGGATGCCTTGCAATCCACCGCCGCCACTAAGTCCTTGAAGACCTTGTAAACCTTGAGTACCTTGAAGACCTTGAACACCTTGGTTTCCAGGCGGGCCAGGCAAACCACCAGTACCCTGACCACTAGCACCTTGCACACCCTGAGTACCTTGAATACCAGTTGTACCTTGTGGGCCTTGAATACCTTGGAATCCTGCACCATCATTACCTTGTACACCTTGGTTACCCTGCATACCTTGTACACCTTGGGAACCAGATCCAGAAACACCTTGGAAACCAGTTGCACCTTGGAAACCTGCTGTACCTTGAGGGCCTTGAATACCTTGTGGGCCTGTTAGACCGACACCAGTTGTACCTTGAATACCCAAGTCACCTTGAGGGCCTTGTGCACCCTGTATACTAACACCCTGTACACCTTGAATACCTTGGAAACCACGTGGGCCTTGAATACCATCAGTACCTTGTGCACCTTGTGTACCAGCGCCAGTTGAACCTGCACGAGAAAACGTGAGAACCACAGCATCATCTTGAGAAAATCCTGCAGCAGTACCACCCAAAGATGCAATATCAAATTCCCAATAAGAAGAAGGGTTTTTGTCAGTGACATCTGAATACTGGTAAACATGATATTGGTTTGGATTACCAGCATCCATAACTTTTACTGTACCCTTGACAAGTCCTATAACGGAATCAAGAGATGAGTAAAATTGATCCATCAAATTAAATTGATCATCACGGTCATCGATCCAAAGTTTTGTCCCAGAAGAAAGGTTATTGTTATTTACTTTGACATAACCTATGCCAGGATCTGCATCAGTGAACGTATCGTTCCAAGAATATCTAAATGTCGCACCACCAAATCCACCAGATGAACCTTGTGGGCCTTGAATACCTTGTGGGCCTTGAACACCCTGAGTACCTTGAGGCCCAAGATCTGAGATCTTAAGAGTTCCGCCCATACCAGAGTGTAGAGAACACTGATAGTATAAAGTGTCTGGAGCGTTAAATGGTACTCTAAATGTGATCAATCCAACTGCAGCACCATTGTTGGTTACCCCAGTATTATATTGATCCCCAGTACCAAGTGAACGTGCAGTTTTGATGTAGAACGGATGTCCAGAAGCATTCACATTGAATGAATACGTGAAACCACGCAACAAATTAATTGTTGGGTTGTCAACCAAATCAATTGTGTATGCAATGTTACCGTTATTCGTTACTTCAAATACACGAGAACCTTCTTGTCCTTGAATACCTTGGAATCCTTGGAAACCCTGTGTCCCTTGAACGCCTTGAATACCTTGTAATCCCTGATCACCACTTCTGGTGAATGATACACGAATGTCTGCACCATCTGTAAAGGATGTTACACCACTAATTCTTGCAACGTCGACTGTATAGAATGTAGAATTATCTGTTACACCTTCAACTCTAAATGCAACTTGATTGTAAATGTTTGTAGAATCAACAACTCTGATATATCCTTTGACTGCACCTGAAACCGCAGCAAATTCTGCGAGGATACCATCCATCACATTATTGCCTGCGTCATCATCGTCATCTATGATTAACGTGTTTGCAGAACTGAAGTCGATATTATTAAGTTTTAAAACACCATTTGTTGGTGTTGAATTGGTTGTATCGTTTGAGTAAGTATAGTCGTATGTAAGACCACCGAAGTCACCCAGACTACCCTGTAAACCTTGAGGGCCTTGTACACCTTGAATACCTTGAATACCTGAAGGGCCAGCTGGAATAAATGTGACTTGTGCTTCTAAACCGTATCTTGCAGTTGCATCTGCCCAAGATGTAGTATTTGCACCACCAGCGCCTAGATTACTCTTTTCAATAAAGGTAACGTCAAACCAACCATTATCTTCAACTCCGCTTGCCCAAGTCCAATCATTAATTTCATATGCTACAAATTCAAAATCGTTATTTACTGGATCTCGTGGAGTTCTGATAATAAGTTGACCTTTTTCCCCTGCAGGGTTAGCGTCAATATAATTAAAAATGTCATCAATACGTCTATTAGTGTCAGAAGGTTTATCGTCAAACCAAATTTTATCTACATCATATACGTTAGCGACTCCGTTAACCGTACCATCGACGAATGCAAAATAACCAACGCCTGGAAAGGCATCATTAACTGTTGGATTGTTAATCCAAGAGAATGTTAATCCACCATAGACACCTTCAAGGCCTTGAACCCCTTGGAAACCTATTGTACCTTGTGTTCCTTGAACGCCTTGTTGTCCCTGTAGACCAGTTGAACCAGTGCCACCTTGAATGCCTTGAGTTCCTTGTGGGCCTTGTCGTCCTTGAACGCCTTGAACACCTTGAATGCCTTGGAATCCTGTTGTTCCTTGAACGCCTTGTGTTCCTTGAACGCCTTGGATACCCTGTGCACCAACTTCTGAAAAGGTAACAATATATGTGTCACCAGAACTCTTACCAGTAATTTCACCAGTTACATGTCCGACTGAGAGAGTAAACCAACCAGTGTTATCTGTGATTTCATTAACAACCCAAAGTTCAATATTTGAAGCATTTGTGGGATCAATGAATCTCATGTACGCTTTTGGTGTACCAGTGTTAGAATCAAATCCGTTTAATAGATTGGAAATATCATCCAAGCCTGGCCCAGCAAGATCATCAATATAAATTTCTGTAGACGATAGTGTTGTTGCGTTATTATATTTAAATCCACGATTGCCAGGATCTGATGCAACATTATCTGCACCTAGATCATATTCAAATGTGACACCACCGTAAGTGCCAGGAAATCCTTGAACACCCTGTCCGCCTTGTAATCCTTGCGGGCCTTGTACGCCCTGCAATCCTTGTGTTCCTTGCGGGCCTTGTGGGCCTTGAGTACCTTGAATACCCTGACCAGCAAATGCACCGTCTTGACCTTGAACACCTTGAAATCCTTGGAAACCCTGCGTTCCCTGTGGGCCTTGAACGCCCTGCAATCCTTGTGGGCCTTGTGGGCCTTGAACACCTTGAGTACCCTGATCGCCTTGTAATCCTTGCGTTCCTTGAACGCCTTGAATACCTTGAAAACCACGATCACCTTGAATGCCTTGAAAACCTTGAGTACCTTGACTTCCTTGAAATCCTTGGAAACCCCTAAATCCTCTAAAACCTTGTACACCTTTAGGGCCTAAATCACCCTGCGTACCTTGTGTACCCTGTACGCCTTGAAAACCTTGAACGCCACGGAATGTACCAATATTAATCCAGTTAACACCGTCATAGATCCAAAGTTCTTCATCTGCATCATCGATGACACCGTCACCAACACTTGCAGATGGAAATGCTGTATTAAGAGTTGCTTGAGGATCACCACCAGAATCTACATCAGCAACTGAACCGATAATGGTGAAGCCTGGCCCATAATTACCCTGAACACCTTGTGTACCTTGGTTTCCCTGTATACCAGTCGTTCCCTGCACACCCGCTACTGGCAACCATGCTACACCATCCGAATAACGGATTTCGTCGGTAATCGTATAAATTACCGAACCTTTAAATGCAGCAGGATCTAACTGTGCTGGATCTTGTGGTATACCATTACCAATCGTATAACCACGATTAGTAAAAGTGCGAAACCTAGTCGACATCGTATTCCTCCGATTGGCCTATTGTATATGACAAAGTGGCAGTAACCGCAAGGTTTGCGCTACATCTAGCCTGCATTATATCACCCGATGCAAAAAATTGTCCATTAATAGGTATCGGAATAGTGTCATTTGCAGGTACTGGTAGTTGTTTAATTAAGTCAAAAGTTAGTGAGTTTTCGTACCTGTAAATGTTTACATCTACAAACGCTGTGTTAGTAGATGTGTTACATAAAATTAGTGGTGAAATAACCTCTCCAATTCCTGGCTCGATAGTTTCACTACCACCAAAAACAAGTTCAGGGACTTTAAACTGAGGTACAGTGATAATCTCATCGTATTCTGTCGTCAAAACCGAATTGAAACCAATCGGAAACGCATCAGGCGCCTGACTGGTTACAATGACTGTAATCCCTGTATTTGCGTCTATATATTGTGAATATGCCATTATTTTTTCCTTCTATACTACTGCACGACTGTTCGAAGCACGTCTTGCGAGTTTACGAACAGACGAAGTAAACGGTCTACCTTCAATTCGTCCAGTTCTACCGTTAATTCTCAAACCTCTTGCGAAGTACTGGTTGTTCAATTCATCAGCACCAGACCATCTTACACGACCACCATCTTCAGAGAGAACCGAAGAAATCGCAGACGTTGCAGGCCCGAGGTTTCTAAAGTTCAGTGGCAACGCAGTTCTGTTAACACCTGCAGCACCACCGTTGAACTGGTGGGCAATAGATTCAACAAGTGAACCGAATGTCAACACGTCTGGTCTCAAAACATTATCTTTTAAACAATCATCAAACAACGCAGTTATAAATGCACTATGTGCTCCATCTGGTGAGTAGTTCGCAATAATAAAGTCTCTCATACGATCCCATGTTTTATAGAATGCATACAGAAGATCAGTATTATTTGCACCATCATTAACCCATGCAACACCGTTCCAATAGTATATAGTTCCATCGTAGAAGTTAATATTTGCATCATTAGAAACAATATATGCATGATTCTTCTTCAAGCTTACATTTGGATCCGACTGTAGAGCATTACGTGCTGAGATATCTGCAACTGTACCCTTAAATATCAACCCTGGCGTTGTCGGGTTGAATACTGGGAAGACGTGTTGACCCTTCTGATCAAACAACGATTGCGAGAATGTTCTTGTCGCTTTTGTAGATCCTCTTGCACCTGTATTCGGATTAGTAAACTTAACATCATTCGCAATAGTCTGCAACAAATTACCTGCATCACGTCTTGTCAATCTTATATCGACAAATTTATATTCTGCATTGACAAATCTCACAACATCATATTGTAATGGGCCACGTCTCGCAAGCAAAATATCTGCAGCATCTCTAAATGGTTTTGCAACCCATCCATAATCTGGTTCATCTAATTTTTGTAGTTCTTTTGTATCTTTATTTATCTGAGTTAGATAGAACATATCTGCGAGACCTTGAACTTTTTCAGCCTCTACTTCAGTTGCAGTTTCAGTCTTAATAACCTGACCTTCGTACTTACCAAGAACAATATCCGCACAGATCTTACCAAGTTGACGATAAGATTTTGCAGTTGGGACACGTTGATCTTCTGGAATACGATATACTGTGTTCCAGAAATAGAAGTCTGCATTCCAACGAGATGCGGTATTACCACCGTAGTTCAAGTCATAAGAGAATGCGTCAATTAGATATCCAGTGTCACGAATACACTTAGACTTATTATAATCAAGTACATTAAATTCAGTGTTAATAAAGTCGATCAAATCATCAGCAAGTTGAACTTTGTTGTCTTCAATCAAACCAAATGCACTTGTCAAATCTGTAGATACCCATGCAGTGTTCGCTTCTTGTAGTGGTGGAATTGCAGCCACACTATCTTCACGAATCACATCTTCTATGATACCCACAAGACTTATAACTTCATTACCTTCTGCAAGAGTTGCTGGTACTCCAGATATATCCTGTACAGAAGAGGTAATTTTTGAATTCGCAGTGTCAATTTCTTGAACGATGTTGGACATCAGTAGTTTCATTGTACGATATACATCTGCAGTTTGTCTACGTGTATCTTTCGGTAGTACAGAAATACCATTTTCGAAGTAGATCTGTGCAGCGATACGTGATGCATAGTTTGTCTCGTACTGAACATCATGTGATGCAGCATCAACTAAGAAGCCGATATCACGACGACACTTACCACGTGGGAATGACAATCCATCCCACTCACGAGATACGTAGTCGACAACATCATGAGCAAACTGAACTGAATCTCTTTGAATTAGTGTCTTTGCAGCAATATAGTTTGAAGGAACCCAAGATGTATCAGGCGCTTCATATGCTGGGATTCCTGATGGATCCTCATCATCTACTACATTAGCAATAAAGTTTGCAAGGTTTTTCGCTACATTTGCAATATCACCACGTTCTGGATAAACTGCAGGAAGATAACGTTTATCTTGTTGGATAAAGTTTCCTAACACTTTAGTAAATGCATTGTCTACTGCAGAAACAAAGGTGTGTGGATATAGTCCTGTACCACCTGTTCCGACATTTAGAATAACTGTTGTATCAGTTACACCAATGATTGGACATGGTTTTCTCCAGTATGGATGATGTGGTGCAGGCGATGTATGATTTTGAACTCCACTACCCATATCACAACTAAATGTCATACCATAGTCAGCAAACATAATTGCTTCACCAACCTTCAATCCATGATCGTATTGTAGTGTAGCTTCCATGATACCTGTGAAAGGATCATATGTTGCAGTCGTTGGCGTGAACTGAGAACCTAACTTAGAAGACACAGTTGGAGTGACATCCAAACGCATCAAGAGTTTTTCCATTACATCACCAAGATGCATAAACGCTTTCTTAGTTGGTTCACGTTGAGAACTTGGAAGTGTATTGATTGCATTTTCAAAATAAATTTCTGCGTTTCTATGAGTCGCTGAATTACCACCATATTGGATATCATGAGAAATACCATCGATAATATATCCTGTATCACGACGACATTTTGCTTCACTATATGGAAGTCCTTGATGATTTTCAACGATGTATGGAATAAACGAAGAAGCGAGTGTAGATCTCTTTGCATCAATCCATTCAGATACAAACTGAGAATACCAATCAAATTTCAACGCATCCACATTGATCAGATCACTTGGGTTATCGTTATACAACCAAGTATATGAATTTCCAGTGCTACCACCTCTTGCTTCATATGGTGATGGATCAAGAGCAATAGCGACTTGATGTGCAACAGTTGGTTCAATCTCTGTGGGTAATACAGATACATCATTTGCACTAATAACAGTTGCAACAATTTCTACAAGAGTTTTAAGTTCAAGAGCTTGAGCTGCACTAGCTGCAGCTGCAGCACTTGTACTTTGATTTTCTGCATTACCAGATGTTTTTGTAACTGATATATTTTGAATTACATCTTCCATAACATCTGCGATATGAGTATAAACATTCGCAGTAGCAGTAATCTGATTTGCAGGAAGAACAATAATTCCGTTTTCATAATAAAGTTTTGCGAAGTTACGTACTGCAGTGTTACCACCATGCATGTAATCGTATGTTGCAGCATCAACTAGGAATCCTGCATCTCTCAAACATTTTGCTTGATCGTAACCAGAAGGGGGAGTGTTTGCATTAACATATGCAACGACTTCTGCAGCAAGGAAATCACGGTTAGCCATAAGAATGGATGATCCATTTTGATAACCAACTGAGTCACCAGCATTACTTACATATCTAGATGATTTTCCGAATATGCCCCTTGCACCAGAAGAACCAAGACCATCAAGTTCAGTATCGTTTCGTGTTGTTAGTTTGTTGATTAGTGTATCAAACAATTTCTTAATAATTTGTTCGTTATCGCCAACAGATGGGCCTTCACCAGTATCCTCAGAACGATCTTTGATGCGTGTTTCGATCTCTTTGATCATCATCTTTTCCATGTTTCTCAAACCACCAACGGTTTGAGTCAACTGTTCATCGATGACTCTATCTGATCCAGAAGTTCCAGATAGATAACCACGTGCGTTAAAGATTACGTTGTAAACAGAGTCGGTTGCGAAGTCTCTACGAACCGCATCTATAAAGAACCCTGCATCTCTTTGGCACTTATCTCTATCAAAAGTAAAGTAGTTTTGATTTAGATAGGATACAACTTCTTGTACCAAGAACTTACGGTTTGCTTGAAGAGTTTTACGTGCAAACGTGCGTAATGGTAACTGATCAGGTTTATCAGTAACTGCAGGAATATTTTCATTTGTACGATCATCTACTATATCTGCAATGACAGTAATCAAGTCTTGTACTCTCTGTGCAGTCGTTACAGATGTTGCAGTACCAGAGAAGTCTTGAGCAACAGTTTGGAACTGAACATGTTTGATTGCATCTGTAGTTGCACTTATGAATGTATGTGCACCAGCATAACCACCTGCATTGAATCCAGTCAAAGTAACGGTAGTTGCATCAACCGATTTAACAGGCCATGGAGTCAAGTATGCTGGATCTGGATAACCATCCCCTGCGACTGCACGTGGATGTGAAATCTGTACAGTAGATAAACTCGCAGCGTTTACACATTCGAATGTGATACCTTCAGTTTCGAACCAGATGTAATCACCTTCTAAGATATCGTGTGAACCAAGAGTCAGTACCATAGATCCTTCTACTGGATCATAGTCTACATCAGTTGGAGTGTACGCACCTTCGAAGTGTGGTTCAATAACTGTTTCCAAAACAACTTTTTCTGCACGTTCTGCAAGATGAATAAACGCAGCACGTGTTGCATCATACTGATAATCTGGAAGAAGATTAATAGAATTGATGAAGTATGCTTCCGCAGCTTTTATTGTTGCTTGATTACCACCATAAAGAAGATCTTCAGAAATAGCGTCAACCAAGTATCCTGTATCTCTGATACACTTAGATTGTTTGAAACCAATACCGTTATATGTTTCGTTAATATACTCAGTTACTTCTGTCTGTAGTTTCTCTGTTAGACCATTGATAAGTTTAGTTGCAGCTTGGAATTCATCTGCATAACCTGTCTCGCCAGGCCCAAATTCAAATGGTGAAAACTTATCTTGTGGGTATTCCATTTCTGGGCCACCAACGTTGTAAGATAGTAGACCTGACTGTGCACCATCGATACCACCAGAACCACCTTTAACAACACCTTCACGTGCAGTAGATCCGCCACCGACAATTGTACCTTTCGCAGCGGTCTGATAGAATGCAGTTCCGATGTCATTTGGTTCAACTGGTGCAGGAAGACGATCAAGTGTATCTTCTTCAATACAGTCTGAAACTATGTTGATAAGATCTTCTACACGTTGACCCATAAAGTCAGAGAAGTATTTCTTGACTGCACCTGCTGATGCAGAAACGAATGCATGAGGTTCTTGATATCCACCTGCATCACCCACATCTAATGTGATAGTGTTTGCAGTAGATGCAAGAATGCGAACTGGCTTTTCATACACTGGATCGGTTGGGCGTGGGTGTACAATATTTTGTACAGGAGTACCACAAGACAATGTGATTGACTCTGGATCAAAGATGATATAATCACCATTTGAGAAAGAGTGAGTTGCACCAAGATCGATCATCATGATACCAGTAACTGGATTATATTCTACATCAGTTGGAGTGTATGATACGTTTGTCCATGCAGTCGATGCAACAGCATTGCCAGTTGTTGGTGTTACTGTTTCATTACGTGCAAGTTTTTTCGCAACACTCGCAATATGCATGAATGCTTCTGCAGTAATATGTCTTTGTTCTACTGGAAGTACAGAAACTGCGTTTTCAAAATAAAGTCTTGCAACATTGATAGCGGAGACATTTGAACCATGTTGGATATCATAAGATGCAGCGTCAACTAGGACTCCAACATCTCTTTCACACTTAGCAACATCATATGTGAATGATGGATAATTTAATGCCAACCATGCAGTAATTTCTGCTTGTAAGAATGCTTTGTTAGATTGAAGAATACCACGTGTATTGAGTGAATCATTAGAAACGTATGAGTCTCCAAAGTTGATTGGATCGATTGCACTACTACCGTTACTTACAATATCAATGATTTCATCAAATGCAGCATTTGCACGAGTTTGTGCAGTACCAGAAAGTCTAGTATTAACCTGACCCTTGAGCCATGTAAATGCACCGACTGTTTCAGTCAATTGATCATTAATAACTGTATCAGCACCTGTAGTACCAATCAGATAACCTTTACCCATGTATACAGAATTGTAGTTAGATCCTGTTAGAACATCACGTTTAACAGCATCTAGAACATAACCACTGTCTCTTTCACACTTAGAACTGTCATAAATGAAGTAAGTGTTTGCAAGATAACCAACAACCTCGTTCGCAAGGAAATCACGGTTTTTCTGTAGAGAATTATATGCATTGACTTCATCAACATTTCCAGTCAATACCGCAACTGCACCTTCTGAGGCACGGACAAATGTGTGAGTACCACCACTACCAATTCCAGCCTGAACTTGAATTGTATTAATGTCTGGTGTTGCAGTAATTGCCAACGGTGTTTTGTATGGCGGATCAGATGGTCTTGGATGTGAAATTTCTGATACATTACCATCAGAAGCACATGTGAATGTGAACGATCCTGGCATCAGTTCTACACGATCCCCTGCACTCAATCCATGATTTGGAATAGTGATTGAGAATACACCAGTACCGACATTATAAGATGCACCAGTTGGAGTTTTGAATTCTGCGTAAGATGCTGGATCTGACCAAATAACTACGTCATCACGGATACAACCTTCTTGAGCACGTACAAATGTGTGTGCAGTACCACTTGCATACCCACCAACATTAACAGTAAATGTAGTCTCAGTTACAGCTGTGATTTTTACTGGAGTTTTATTGTATGGATCGTGGTAACGAGGATATGAATGCTCTGTTGCATTTCCATCTTTTGCACACGTAAATGTAATAGACTCTTGATCTATTTCAATAAACTGACCAATTTTAAAGTTATGAACACCTACAGTAACTACCATAAGTCCTGTAGCAGGATCATATGTTGCAGTTGTTGGAGTATACGTTGTTTTACGTTCTGCATTGAATAGAGAAACCGCATTATCGTCTGCACGATAGAATGTATGTGCACCTGTGTATCCACCGGCATCACCAGCATTAACTGTGATTGTAGTGGCAGTAACTGCAGTAATATCAAGTGGTTTCTTATAGTTGTCTGTATCGCTACGTCTTGGATGCGAGATAACAACATTATTTGCATCACAATAGAAACTAATAGACTCAGGCGCAAACATAACTTGATCATCAGTTGTCAAGTTGTGAACACCAATAGTGACTTCCATCACACCTGTCACAGGATTGTATGTAGCATCCGTTGGAGTATATGCACGACCCGAACCACCCATGATATGAGTTATTTCGTCAAATGCATTAGCTACATTCATCAGCACTGCACTATCGTGAGCTAGATGAAGAACTGCGTTATCCATTGCACTTACAAATGTATGAACACCAGTATAACCGTTTGCATCACCAGAATTAAATGTGATACTAGTTGCATCTACTGCAGTGATAACAAAAGGTTTATTGTAGTTTGGATCACTTGTATTTGGATGTGAATCTGTTCCAACAGCACTATTGTAAGTACATTCGTATGTAATAGATTCAGGCAACAACTTAATAGAGTCGCCTACTTGGATGTTGTGTGTTCCAATAGTTAGATTTGTAATACCAGTAAGTGGATCATATGTTGAATTTGTTGGAGTGTATGTCGCTTGTGTTTGATCTGAAACCAAAGATTTGAGTTCATTAACTGCACCAACTGTTTCTGGCAATTGATCTCCGACTACTTCACTTGCAGTTGCAGTGTAATATCCAACCCCTGTCTGTACAGAACTGAAGTTTGTTCCCAAGACCATGTCTTGTTGAACTGCAGGAAGAATATATTCTTGAACGTCACGTGCACACTTTTCACTATCATAGATGAAGAAGTTATTATCAATCCAACCCAACATATAATCTTGGATATATGTTTTGTTAGCCTGAAGTTGTTTACGTGCATTTCTCTTTTCTGCAGAGATCGTTATATCATCACTGAAACGAAGTCCTTTTCCAACAATCTGTACTGCATTTTCCAGAGAACGAATATAGGTATGAGCACCTGTATACCCACCAGCATCACCAGAGTTAAATTTAATTGTATATGCAGTGACAGCATCTACTTGAAGTGCATTCTTGTACCACTTATCAGATGGTCTTGGATGTGAAATTTCGATTGTCTGAAGAGTGGCAGTGTTTGCACAACTATATGTAATACCGCCTGGAGATATCTCAATAAGATCTCCCGCTTCAATATTATGTGGTTCGTCGAAGGTTACTACAGTAATTCCAGATACTGGATCGTAAGTAGAACCTACTGGTGTATGACAATTTTCTGCAAGTCTAATTGAATCAGAATCTGCAGATTTAAAGTAATGAATATTTGTATAACCACCAGCGTTACCAACCTGAACCACAAAGGTAGTATCAGTGACTTCTAAAATTGGAAGTGCTTTCTGGAACGGCCCATCAGTTGTTCTTGGATGGGTAAGTTCACCATCTTTACCATTAACACCACATTCAAATGTGATACTGTCAGCTTCAAATACAATCTTATCACCTTCTTCAAGTCGGTGTTGACCAATTTCAACTTCCATAATACCAGAGATTGGATCATACTCAGCAAATGTTGGAGTATAAGTCTTTTTCTTCTCTTCTAAGAAATCAATTATTGTGTCGAATGCATTATCTGCACGTGTTGCGCCAACACTAGAGTTTGCATCAAGAATTTCTGCAGTTTGATCTTTTAGTCTCTTATATGCAGCGATTGTTTCATCACGTTGGTTATTGATAACCTTTGCAGCTGCATTCATATAGTACGCATTACCTGCAGTAATGGCGTTATAATTTGTGTCTAACAACATGTCATGTGCGACTGCAGGCAGAATATAGTCCTGCGTATCACGACGACACGAAATAGAATTGTATGCAAAGAACTCGTCGTTGTCTTCAATCCAGTCAATTAATTCGTCTTGAATAAATTTACGGTTGTCTTGGAGTAGTTTTCTTGCACTAGTATATGCATCGCTAACATCACTGTTTGCAACTTCTGTGAAAACAATGGGAGATGCATACTCTTCTCCGTTTTCTAGAATGTTTAGAAGTTCATCGTAAGAAGTATTTGCACGTTCCAAGATCTCTGTGTTTGCATTAGAGAAAAGATCTTCAATACGATCTTGTAGATAACGGTTTGCACCTAGAGTTTCTGTCAGCTGTTCGCCAGGCACAACATATGATATTGGTGAACGGTAAGTAATACCACTCAAACGACCCCAGTAGTTTGAACCAGTCTGAATGTCTTGACCCAACTTATCAATGATAATACCAGAGTCACGATAACACTTTTGTGCATCGTAACCTTGATAACCGAGTCCACCACTTGACGTATTAGATGTCAAGTAGTCAACCATATCATCGATGATATTATTTGCATTTGAAAGGATCGTATCACCGAAGACTGTGTTACCACCTGCGTTTACATCAATCTGTACAGTGGTATCTCTTGGTGCGTAGAAGGTTGTAGTACCTTTCGCCCTCATAGAGATGTCACCGAACTGTGTACCTGAGTTGTTGAGTGTAACCTGTCCACCGTTCAATGCATAGAATGCACAACGTGTAAAGATTGACAACGAACCAATACCGTTAACACCTGCACCATCACGTGCAACGTAACCGATACCGTTCTGTGTACGAGGTGTGAAACCGAATGTTAGGATATATGTGTAAAGTGAATCTGGGTCAAGTACTCTACGATCAACAAGCACACAACCACCACCACGGCCCACAAGTGGGTTAGGGAAGTCGTCGATACCAATTGTTAAAATGTTACCTGTACCACCTGACTCAGTGATGATTGTATCACCAACGTTGATTTCACCTTTGAGGTTACGAACATAGATACGATCATCAGATGTAACGTCTTGATCCCAAGAGATGACGCCACGTGCACCAGAACCGAAGTTAACTTCGTCACCTTCGATGAAGTCACCTGCATGGCCTGATTCCATAAAGATTTCACGTCCAAGGTCTGCGAGAGTACCTTTAGAGTTAAATGGTTGTAGTGGTGGTTCAACATCTGCACGAAGGAAGTTTGACAACTGAGAGGAGTCACGAATGTATGGAGATCTTCTTAGTTTAGCGCCAGGACGATATGCAATCGCAAATCCACCTTCTGGGAAATCGAAGTTATCAACTTTCCAGTTTGTGTATGAGAAACCTTGTACATAACAACCAGATCCAACTAGGATTGCGTTGTTGAATTCGTAGCCAGGCAACGCTTCAATAACTGTCGCATACTGACCAGAAGTAGATGTCAAAGAACAGTCGTCTGGAAGAGCGATACCACCTTTTGTGTAGTATGTGCCAGGCCCACATGAGATGTGAACTGCATTGTTTACATCGTTACGTGAGTAAACACCACCTGCCTTTTCAAGTGCAAGTTCTGCAGCACGTTCCAGTGTTCTAACAGGTTGAAGAACTGTGCCTGGGTTTCTGTCATCACCAGAAGATGCCTCAACGTGAACTTTAAGAGCTTTCGAAGTTGATTTAGAAATCTCATCAAAGAATTGACGATATGTAATACGTTCTGTTTCACCAGTTTTAACGTTTTTGAGAGCAAACCAAGAATTTTCATCAATAGAAGGATCAAATTTCTTTTCAAGATCCATATCAAAATCAACAAGATCTGGACGATTGATAGTTGCATCATTAACTGCAGCCTGTTCAATACGACCACCCATCATTGTAGATTCAGAAATTCCTGTGTTCGACATTGTCGAGGATTCAATTACTGCATCTTGCAATGTGATCTCAGACAGGGATCCAGTGAATGTTGAGTTCGCAATTACACCGTCTCTGAAGATACCTTCTTCAATAACAGTGTTTGAGAATATGTTGTTATTACCTGTGCCTTCACTAAACGAAGAATATTCAATCGTTCCATTTGCGAAGTAAGTATTGTAAATAAATCCTTCATCAAATTCAGACGCAGAAATCTCCATGTTATTCGCAGTGGAGTTTGACAATTCACCATTATCGAATGTGGAAGATGTGATGGTAATATTATTTGCAGTGGAATTTTCGATTTCACCGTTTGCAAAGGTTGAGTCAGTGATAGCCACATTGACTGCAGTGGAATCTTGAATTTCGCCGTCTGTAAAGATTGAGGTGTCTAATTCAAAGTTTCTACCAAATACATTGTTCGCAGTACCATCATTGAACTCAGAGTTCGACATGATAAGGTTGTTTGCAAAAGAATCAGTAATGGTAATATTATTTGCAGTGGAATCCTCAATACTACCGTTTGAGAAGTTTGTCTGTGTAATTTCTGATTGGTCAATTGTAGAATTGATCAAGGTAACATTGTTACCAGTGACCGTTTCCATAGTACCGTCATCAAAACTAGAGAATGTGATTGATAAGTTGTTGGCAGTAGAGTCTTCTATTACACCATCATGGAAAAGAGAGTCATCGATGTCTGCACGATTGATATCTGTATCATTGACCGAACCACGATTAAATTCGTTGTCGTTCATCACGTTATCATTGATGGTGTTATTAAATATTGTCGTGCCAGTGATAGACCCACCAGTGATGGTTATTCTATCAAAGATTTCGTATTGAATCGCCTGGACGAGTTCTTTTCTGGTAATGTTCTTTGTACCGTCATCACCTTGTACTAGGTTCACGATGACGAAGAGGTCTTCCGTCCTAGTATTGGCGCCGGTAATCGAACCTAATTCAGAAATTTTTGACATTATAGTCTACCTTTAGAATTTGTTTTCTTTTTATTTATTACAGACTTTGCATTGTTCACACAAGAGTATTGTGTAATTCTCTATCTTTGTCCGCCTCATTTTCTAAAACTGCCACTTTGTCACTTAATTCTTTTATTGCCTGTATTAAAAGAGGAATGATATTGTCATAACGAACTGCTTTGTGACCTTGTTCGTCAATATCAAATGTAATATTAGGTAGAATTTCCTCTACCTCTTGGGCTATAACTCCCGATATTCTTTCTTCTGGTTTAGCTATGTAGTTAAAAGTATAACCTGTGATTGAATTTACTTTATCTAACGCATTCTCAATTGGTTCAAGATTTTCTTTTAATCTCATATCCGAAACGGTATATGCAGTTATAACGTCTCCAGTAAATCGCCCATCACCCAGAACAGTTAGATTGCCATCAATTTCTACGTCATCACCGAAGTCAATTCCTGAGAGTCCACCACTAAATGTACCTGTAAAAGTAATATTGTTAGCCGTGAGGTCATCACATGTAATATCATTAGTGAAGTAGGCATTGTTACCTGTCGCATCTTCAGTTAATATAAGATTAACAGTTTCTACAGTACCTGACGGAGTTATTGCAAATTTGGGATTACCTGTGCCTGTATCAATAATAAATTTGGCATTGGTAGAATCTTGCATACCAATGTCCCAAGAAATATTGGTATCGGTAAATCTGGCACGACCACCACCACCTGCAAACTCATGAGTTGCACAAATTGCATCTCCTAAAGCGTTATGAATTGTAGGAGAACCAAACGTTATACTACCACCGTTGGTATCCGCTTCAATGTTATCAGTCGCAACATTTGCTGTTACTAACGTTGCATTGAAGTTACCTACGAGAGTTGCATTACCAGTTGTGCTGTCACCAAGAGCCGAGGCAGTCATCGCTTCAGATCGAATAATGCCCGTTAATTCGTTCGTTTTATCAAACCAGTTTTGAAAGGTTTGAGTGACTGTAATGTCGGATATACTTGGTTTTGCCATTACTTATTTTCCAATTTATTAATTTTTTCACACATATTTCGTAAACAATCTTGAATCTC